TAAACATAAATGCATCTGGTTCTGGTATTGTTGTTTTAGATGATAATATAAATGTCGGATCAGCAAGAACAATTAATTTTGGAATAGGTCTTGGCGTAACTTATTCTTCATCTGGAATTGCAACAATCACCGCATCTGGCGGTTCATTACAGTCCAGAACAACTGTAATTGGTGTCACAACCTCAATTGCAAATAATGGAATTGGTAATACTAACATTACTGGATTTAAATCCTATGCTCTAATGAAGGTTGGATTATCCACTGCAGGATGGTTAAGAATATATACTGATAGTACTTCAAGATCAAATGATATTTCTAGAAGTGTTGGAATTGATCCTGCACCTGGAAGTGGAGTAATTGCAGAAGTTGTGACTACTGGTATTTCAACCACTCAAATTATTACTCCTTTCGTAATGGGTGGTAATTTGGATGATCCTTCTTCAACCACAATTTATGCAGCAATCACAAATCTATCTGGTTCTACTCAACCAATTACGGCAAACCTAACAATTCTTCAACTGGAGGCATAAAGACTCATGGCAATCACAATACAGACATTCACAAAGGCAGTAGGTTGGGCAAGAACTGATGTTATTTCTCAGTTGGAAAGTGCATTTTCCTCTCTTAATTGGCACGGTGGAGCAATCAGTGGAATTGTAACTGGTATTGTAGGAGTTCAGACTGGTGGAAATTATGGACCAGGTGTTAATACATATCACAGCAATGTTTTTCAAACATCTACTTCTGGAATTGGAACTGGAGCATCATTTAATATTTACAGACCGTCTGGTTTAATTACACAAATATTTGTCAATCGTCCTGGAGTTGGATATACTGATGGAGAAGTAATTCAAATTTCTGCAGCAGATATTGGTGGTGCCGCAAATGGTGCAGTAGGTATTGCACTTACGGTTAAGATTGCAGGAAATGCATCTCCTACTGGATTTGGTTCAACTGCAACATTCTTTGCAAAAGATAATAGCGGAACCTATCCTTGGGGAGTTCTTCGCCATACTATTCAATCAAATAAAAGGTATGGAGATACTTATAGGGCATTTCAAGTAGACAGTAATACAAATATGAGATTTGCTGCTGGTTCTGCATTCCATCCAGGAGGAGTACCAGATAGTTATGCTAGTTTGGGAGTTGGAATTACAAATAGTTTTCGTGGTGATCAGGGATTGGATATAACATATGATGGTAATAACTATACCTATGTTGGTGCTTATACAAACTTTCTTAATTCTACTACTAATGGATATATGATTCAAGATTCAAATCTTACATATGCATCTAGTAATTCTTATCAATTAGATCTCAATTTATTTAAATCTGGAATTGATCCAAAGTTTGTTGTCTTCTCACACAAACAACCAACATTATCATCAACTAAATTAACTGATAATACCTTTGATACTTTTGTATTTCATAATTTTAGTTCAACATTATGGAATCTTGATAATGTTTTTCTTGGTGGATTTACAAAGATTATTCCCAGTACTGATACATCCTATCCATATCTCACTTTTAGAACATATACTCAAGGAGCTATTTATAGTAGTTATGCAACAAAAAGAATGGCAGAATTTGGTTATGCTTCTATGAATACTGGCGGTAGTCAAATAAGTAATGTTGTAGACTATATTGTATATTCTTCATCATATCCACAATTTACAGATACTACACGCTCCAGAACATATTACAGAGACAATACATCAATCAAATCTGTAGGTGGATATAGCAATCAAAATTCCGTAAGTTCAAATGCAAACTTTAATGCAGTCATTAAGGGACTTGCATTAAATGGAAATCTAATTCCAGTTCCTTATTATATTCCTGATGACTTTGTATTGATTGATTTTGATTATGCATCACCATCGGCAAATATTCAGCAAGGTGACACAATTACAATCAGTGGTAGTGAAGTTTATACAGTAATTACAGGTTCTTATAATCAAACTACAAGAACTCGTGGTATTCTCTTCTGTGCGAGGACTGTCTAATGGCAGATTTTAGTTTGCCCAATTTAACAACAGCAGTGGTTGGATTTGCATCCACTGCTCCAGGTGTGGCATCTACTGCTGCTTATACTGTTGAAACCTCTAATGGAACTGTAAGTGTTGCTAATTTAAATATTGGCATTGGAACTGCAGTTCCTGGATGGTTGACTGGAAGAAGACCTGCACTTGGACAATTGTATCCTCGTGGTGTTTATAATAAATAGTCTTAAAGTAGAATGGATAAATGGTACAGGGTGTACAGTTTAGAAGAGGAACTACAGCACAACATGCTGTCTTTACAGGACAACCTGGAGAGATCACAGTAAATAGTGATAAAAAAATTGTTGTGGTTCATGATGGATCTGCAGTAGGAGGATATGAAACAGTTGGTGCAGGAACCACACAAAGAATTACAAATAAAGATATAAACACAACGGCTCTAAATGCTTCTGGAATTTCTACATTCTCTGCAGCTAGAGCGACTCATCTTAGTATATCTGGTATTAGCACTTTAGGATATACTACTACAACATCTTTAAATTCTCAAAGTATTAATGTATCTGGTATTAGTACTTTAGGATTTATATCTGCAACAACTGCAAATATATCTGGAGTATCTACATTAGGTAATACCATAGTTGGTGGATCAACTACTGCACTTATAGTTACTGGTGATGCAAGAATTAGTGGTGCAACAACAATCACTGGAAACTTGAATGCTGCAGGAAACTACTATGTAAAACTTTCAAGACTTACAAACCAAACTGTAACTAATGGCATTGATACTTTGATTGGATTTTCTGTTGTTTCTGATCCAAACAGTTGGTATAGTGGTATTACAACTCGCACAACTCCAACTGTTGCAGGAACTTATCGTGTTGATGCAATGGTGAACTGGCAAGCAGGAACTGTTGTTAATAACCAAACAAATATTCAAATCAGAAAAAACGGTTCTACATTTGCATTACATCAAGTTGGTATACAAACTAATTTTGCATATACTCAAACTGCTTGTGGAATTGTTACGATGAATGGAACATCAGATTATATTGATTTTACAGTATTTACAGGAAATACAACTAATCAAGTTGTTACTGGAACCGCTGAGGGTGCCTGGACAAAGATGGAGATATTTAAAATTAATTAGATAAAACATTTTTTTTATAAATAAGATTATAATCCATTCACATACCTAAAATGACAAAACAGGTACAGTTTCGTAGAGGCACTACGGCACAACACACAACTTTCACTGGTGCCTTAGCAGAGGTAACTGTGGATACTGATAAACAGACTTTAATAGTGCATGATGGAGCCACTGCTGGTGGAACTGTGATCGCAACTAACGCAACGGCTATTGCTTTTGCGATCGGATTTGGACTCTGATTAATTTATAAATAATCATTAATTACAGAAAGTAGGGAGCACAATGGCAAAAAGACTTAGAAACCTGATTAGTTTTACTCCAGCATCAAACACTGTTGTGATTGATGGATATGTTGATAGAAAGACACTATTATTGATTACTAATACATCATATCAGAACACTGTAATCTATAATTTTGCAGATGCTCAGAAGAGAGCAAATACGATTACGTATAATTCTACTACACAAAGAACAACAGTTGTTCTTAACACTGACTGTGCTGCAATGAGCACGAGTGATACTCTTCAAATCTTCGTTGAAGAAACTTCTATTCTATTTGAACCCAGCGAAACATATACGGATCCTGTTAACAAGTTCAGAGTCTCACAACCACAAGCTCTCATTGATACTGACTTTGAACTAAGTCTTCAGTCTTCAAAATGGGAAAGCATTGGTATGGTCAACATGAGACCATTCTCTTTCCTAACTCCACTTAACTTGGTTGGAACTGGTAATACTTCTGGAACACCTTCTGGTGGTACTGTAATTTCTGGTATTACTACACTGACGATGCCGAATTTTTCAAGAAGAGTTACTATTGCTTCAACAACCACTCTTCCTCCTAACGGAACCCCAATCACAGTTATTGACGGTGCTATTGCAAACGTCAATGGTAACTGGATTATTGAAGAAGGCGGCGGTACTGGTATTGCAACTTATACTGCAAAAACTAGAAATGATACAGGTATTACTACCTGTATGCTAATTACCAGAACAGGTATCTTCTCTGGAACTCCATACACTGGAGCAAGAATTGGTATTAGTACTGCACTATCAATGCCTTTAGGTGGATTCTCTACAAGCACCTGGGCTGCTACAATTAACCCAGGACTTGCAGTTACTGTTACAACTCAAGTTCCTCACGGACTTGTTGTTGGTAATGAGATTGGTATTACCAGTATCTTTACAGGACAAACAGCATCCCTTGCCATTGGTGCTCAGGGTGGTATCATTGGTCAGGGATCTCCAAACGGATCTTTCCAAGTTGCGACTGTTGGTTCATCGACTCAGTTTACTTATTATGTAAACACTGCACCTGTTGGACTTGCAACAACTGCATTTAACTTTGGTGCAGTTTATCCAAGACCTCAAGCACTGTTCCAGCACAGACCATTTGATGGCGGTGTAATCTTCAGTCCAAATGCACAATCAAACTACGAGCACGCAATTCGTCAGACAAGAAGATACTTCCGTTATCAGTCTGGTAAAGGAATTCAAATGAGTTCCGGTACAATTATGAGACCAAACATTCCTATTGATTCTCTAACTTCAAACGGAACTACAGTCACTGTAAGAACCAGAGAAACACATAACATTCAAAGAGTAATTCCCGGAACTCAGTTTGTAGTCGCAAATGCAAATGAAAGTGCATACAATGGTACATTCACTGTAGATGCTGTAACGGGATCGAATACATTCACATACACTGCCCTTTCTGTTCCTTCATCAGCTACTGCAACAGGAGACATTACACTTGGCATTACTAACTGGAGTGGCGCACTGTCCAGACTTGGAATTTTTGACTTCCAAAATGGTTTATTCTTTGAATATGACGGACAAATACTGTACGCTGTTCGTAGAAGATCGACTTTCCAAATCGCAGGTAGAGCAACAGTAACGCAAGAGTCTACTCAGGTTGTTCAGAGCAATCCAAACTTCCCAACATTATTCTCTAAACAACTTACTGTTGGCGGAAATATTGTAATTCGCGGTCAATCCTATAAAGTAACAGATATCCTTAGTGATACTGAGATTAGAATTAGTCCTGCATACAGAGGTTCTGCGGATCAGTATGTAGTTATTTCTAGAACTGATGACTTGAGAATTCCACAGTCTACTTGGAACCTTGATAGATGTGATGGAACTGGTCCTTCTGGATACAATATTGATCTGTCCAAAATGCAGATGTTCTACATTGATTATTCTTGGTATGGTGCGGGATTTATTCGTTGGGGAGTTAGAGCATCTGCAGGAAATGTAATTTACTGCCATAAACAAGCAAATAATAATACTAACATTGAAGCATATATGAGATCTGGTAACCTACCAGCTCGTTATGAAATCGTCACTCATCCAGCATCAACAACACTTACCACTACTTTGGTATCTACAGATACCTATATTGGTATTGCATCTACTGCTGGATTCCCTGTTCCTTCTGGTACAGTTCTTGTTAAGAGACCTGGAGATTTCCCTGGAACTGGTGATCTCTACGAGTACATTAACTATACTGGTATTGGAACTACTGCTCTTACTGGATGCAGAAGAGGACAACCTGGATATCCATTTGGATTAACTGTTGCGATGGGACAGGGCGCTAGTGTTGGCGTTGGAAGTACAGCAAACCTCCAAATTGGACAAAGAGTTGTATCTGGTGTTGGATCTACTTACTTTGCAGCAAATACATTTATCACTACAATTGGTATCGGATCAATTACATTTAGTACACCTGCTCTAGATGCTAACCCAAGTATTATTGTTCCGCCGATGGCAACCACTGCTGGTATTGCTGGTGCCCAAACCTTTACATTCTCTGCAACAAGACCTGTAAGTGTTGAACTTGCATATCCAACATTCTGTCCAAGTCTTTCGCACTGGGGTACATCTGTTATCATGGACGGTAGATATGACGATGATAAATCGCTCGTCTTCACCTACGGACAAACAAACCCTGTTATTATTCCCAGCACCGCTGAAAGAGGATTATTCTCAATTCGTATTTCTCCTTCTGCTGATAATGGACTCCCTGGTTCATTTGGACAAAGAGAACTTGTCAATAGAATGCAATTGATCATGAGAAACCTTGATACTGCGGTAAGCGGTGTTACAACTGCAATTCTAATTCGTGGATATCTAAATACGGTTCCTTCTTTCCCAACGGTTTGGACAAATGCTACCGGTAACAGATTTGGAACGGTGAACTCCAGTCTTGCACAAATCGCGGATCACGCGGCACAAGCAGGTTATGGCGTAACTATCACCAACGGTGAGGTTGTTTGTGGATTCTATGTTGGTGGCGGTGCTGGATCTATTGATCTTTCCGCTGTTAGAGATCTTGGTAACTCAATCGTTGGCGGTGGCGGAACCTTCGCTACAACTAACATTTATCCCGATGGTCCAGACACCTTCACAATTACCGCAACCAATCTTTCAACTCAACAGATCTCGGTTGCTGCACGTCTGTCATGGACTGAGGCACAAGCATAATCTGCTTGACACATATGCTAAACTAAGGAGGAGAAATCCTCCTTTTTTTGTATCTAATATATACTTCTAGTTTAATAACTTACTATGAAATTTACAGTTTATTCTAAAGATGGTTGTCCCTATTGCAGTAAAATTGAACAAGTGCTACAGTTAACTAAACTTCAACATGTTGTTTATAAGTTAGGACAAGATTTTTCCCGTGAAGAATTTTATGCTGAGTTTGGGCAAGGATCTACTTTTCCTCAAGTCATTTTAAATGATGAACAACATCTGGGCGGATGCACAGATACAGTACAATATCTTAAAGAACAAAATTTGGTGTAATGGATAACACGTTTCACGAAGTCTACTTTGATGTGGAAAGAGCAATTGATCTTGCTTTTGGTGGACAGTTTGTGCTAAAATTCTATGACTATTTAAAAATTCGTGGAGCTAGAAAATTTGAAGTAGAGGAATTTATTGGAAGTAAAACCGCTGATAATATTAGCAACCTAGTAATGGATCTTGATGAATATCTTGAAGGCGGTTCTGACAATAATCACAAGCAGTTAAGAGAGGCATATGGACATATTCCAAAACCTCAAGCAAGAAAAATAAGGAATTACCTATATGGTATTCTTGAAGATGCCTGGAAATACAATCATGACAAGAGACCAGGAAGAAGAAAAAAGCAAACTAAATAAAAATGAACCCCAAATTAATCGGGGAGTCGAACTATTACTTAGGAATAGGAGGAAGAGAGCGTCACAACCAAAAACTTTTCAAGTGAAGTTTGGTAAAATGATCTCCCTATTTCGTAGAGAGTTTCATTTCTTTATAGAATTTCATTTTGATATTAGAAAAAAGTAAACTCTCTGGAGAAAGAAAAATGTTAGCAGTAGCACTTACCATTGGCACATTAGTTTCAATCATGTTCTTTTTTGTTGGTGGCGTAATAGGATGGATGGCAAAAGAACATTTTTATCAAACTTCGCCAGTATACACTCACCCAGAGATGTTTGACTCGAATGGAAACATCATTCCCGACGAAATTTTAGCAGTACGATTTGAAAATGACTATGACTACGACGACGAAATCGAAGAAGACGACAACTGAGAAACCAATTGAAACTCTTCCTACTAATCCATTTGTTTTTGAAATTTTAGAACTTGCATCGAAGCAAAGATCTAATACAAAAAAGGTGGAAGTTTTAAAAACCTATGATCACAATGCAGTCAAATCAATTTTGATTTGGAATTTTGATGAGTCTATAGTTTCTCTTCTTCCTGAAGGTGAAGTTCCTTATGGTGATCTTAAGGATCAGAATGTTTATTCTGGAACTCTTTCAGATAATCTTTCTAGGGAAGCAAATGGTGGAGAATCTGCAACAGTTCAAGATCTTCAGGGAAGAGGACGAACCTCTTTGCGAAAAGAATATGAAAATCTATATCATTATGTAAAAGGGGGTAATGACAGCCTTTCTTCTATTCGTAGGGAAATGATGTTCATTAATCTTCTTCAGGGACTTCATCCAAAAGAAGCTGAACTTATTTGTTTGGTTAAAGATAAGAAATTAACAACAAAATATAATGTCACATTGAGTGTTGTTCAAGAAGCGTACCCCGATATTCAGTGGGGAGGACGTTCATGACTATAGTTGCGGAGAAAAAGATGAGAAAGGAGAATAAAGAACAAAATACTAATAACCCCTTATCTTATGGATGTGAAATTCTTTTGGAAAAAACTACTTTGCAACAAGCAAAAGATCCATCTTTTCCAACAGATGCCTATTTGGTAACATATGTTTCAGACGGACAAGAATGCCTTGATCTTTGTCGTGGAGGGAAAAGAGTAAGTATTTTTGATTTTTATTATGATAAATATGGATCAGTTAAAAATATTTCTTGGGGATATGGAAAAGTAAACCCCAGAGCATGGGGATATAAAGAACCAGAAAAAAAGAAAAGAAAATGAGTGAAGGTTTTAGTGAAGAAAAAATTGAAGTTGCAATCTATAAAGATGAAGTAAAAAAACTTCTTAAAAAATATAAAAACATAAAAAAATATCAAAGATCTTCTATTTTTGAAGTTAAGACTATGGATGGAACCGAAAATTATGTGAGTAAATTGATTAAAGAAGCTGAGGAGAATCCATAGTCAATGGGAAAACATTATCTTCTAAATTTGTACGGTTGCTCGTTTGTTCTTTTGAATGATGAGCATTATCTTATAGACTTACTAGAAAATGCGGCAGCAGCAAGTGGAGCTACTGTGATTCAAACTATTTCTAAAAAATTTGATCCGCAGGGAGTTACTGTAATGTGCTTGCTTTCAGAAAGTCACATCAGTATTCATACTTGGCCTGAGGAAGGTAAGGCAGCAGTAGATGTTTATACTTGTGGAGACTGTAATCCAAAGATCGGTTGTGATATTATCATCCAACAACTTTATGCAACAAATCACACGTTAAGTTATATAGAACGGTAGCAAAAGTTACAAAACTTTTATACTAAATATCAACACGTTCATCGCATTATGCGACGGAAGTAAGCCGACGCGGAACGGATCGTTCATTCGCTATTCGCAAATAGCGAACGCAACCGCCGACTGAAGGAACGCTCTTTAACCTAAACAACTAAGGAGAAAACCTAATGTCACAAGTAGTATATCGTGGTGTCCCTTATGACACCGAAATGCGTAAGCAAGAGCAAGCGCAGCAACAACCTCAACAATATGATGCCCAGTATCGTGGAGTAAAGTTTGTTAAGGAGGTTGAGAAAAAATGAAAACTAAAAATAACTGGCAACTTGTTTTGATCAAGATGCAAAAAGAAAAAGAAAACCGCAAACATCAAGCGAAATTAGCAATGGCAATGCGTTAATAATTGAGGGGTTGACACCCCTCTTTTTTTTATGTAAAATAATTGAAACCTCTCATAACTTATGGATAAAGAAAAACTTAAACTGATCATTAGAAACCTTGAATCTTTAGTTGAGTGTCTAAAATCAGAAGTTTATTCGGATGTGGATTCTTACAAAGTATCTTATGAAGAAGTAGCACCTTACATTGCTGATTACGACGAAGTATTTTACGAAGGAGATGATGATGGATATCCAGACTGAGTTTGAGTTTATGAAACCAGAAGTAAAACTTATTAGTGTTACTCCAGACGCAGAAAAGCATATGGCATACTGTGCTCGTGTCAGTAATCCAGCAAATCAAGAGAGTGATAAGTTCTCTGGATTGCTTAAGTATTGCATCCAACATCAGCACTGGAGCATCTTTGAGCAGGCAACGATGACAGTAGAGATTAATACTACTCGCGGTTTGGCAGCTCAAATTTTGCGGCATAGGAGTTTTACATATCAAGAATTTTCGCAGCGTTATGCTGATACAAATCTTCTGAGTAAAACTATTCCTCTTCCTGAACTTCGCCGTCAGGATACGAAGAATCGTCAGAATAGTATTGACGATATGCCAGACTATTTGAAATTGACTTTGCTGGAGGGCATCAGATCTCATTTTGAGAACGCTCAGAACCTCTACAACCGCCTTCTAGATAAGGGTGTGGCAAAAGAGTGTGCAAGGTTTGTATTGCCCTTAGCGACGCCCACACGCCTCTATATGACTGGCTCTGTGAGGTCATGGGTACATTATATCGATCTACGTTCCGCACACGGTACACAGAAGGAACATATGGAAATTGCAGAAGCAATTCGGTGCATCTTCACTTGTCAGTTTCCTGCTGTTTCTGAAGC